TCTTTTTTTTACTCATTTTTTGTCGTTTCATACAACATCAACTCCTTATAAAAAAACATCCAATATACTAATCACTAAGGAGACAACTAAAATGGCTAGTACAAGCCAACAAAACAACGCGACCGGAGTACCAACTTTCATTCTTCATCATCTCCTTTTATGATTTCCAGGAAATACTTAGACCGCTGCTCATCAGACAAGTCATCAACCGACAGCGCATCAAAAACGCGCATAAAACGTAATGCGATCTTCAGATGCTTGTACTCATCATCTGAACAATAAATACTACGAGTTTTTCTCATATCTATCACCTCTGTTAGTATTCTAACAGATATCTAATAAAATGTCAATAGAAAGGGATGATAGACTAAACGCCGCAGCACGTCACCGTTCCACTAATACGAGAGTGAAACAATTTCACAGGGCAATCAAGGGAAAACCGAAATCACTTAAGAATCTGCGTGATGAGGCCAAACGGGGAAGCATCAACAAGACCTTTCGCATTACCAAGAATGCGGGCCAAACGTTCATAAGGGCCTTGCGGAGTAACACCAGAATAGCGATTCTGAGTTTGATACTGTTTTAGATCTATCTGAGCGCGCACACGATTTACAAACTTTAGCGCATTATCTTCAGTCTGACCTTTAGCTTGCAAATACTCAACAAGCGATCGGGCACTAAGTTCGCCTTGCACATACTTTTCAGTCATCATTTTAACCTGATTTAAACTCGTTTCAGAATCAATTCGTAAAATTTCATGTACATTTTTTTCGATATCGCTATCAATTTTCGCGATTTCATGTGGCAGTAAAGCATTAATCCGGTTTGTCTGCGCTCCTAGATTCGCAGTCGTCGCATTCGCGACATCCGTCTGTGGGCCACTAATATACCGAGTTTCAGCATTGTATTTATCAATCTCAGACTGTGCTTTCGCAGTGCCAACGCCTTTTGTAAAATCAGCACTAGCCTGTAAATTATTCGCATTAGCGAGTAGCTGCACTAACTGAGTCTCTAACATAGCCTTTTTATAATCTGCTTCAGTCGATGCAGCACGACCTTCCTGCGTCTTTTTATATGTATCTGCACTAAGATTCAAATTTTGCTGTTCCAAATTTTTTTCTTGCTGCTGCTGAATTTTTCGGTTGGTTTTAGCGGAATACATACCAGTCATAGCATTGATACCATTAGAAACATCCGAACCGTAACCAGTATAAGCATTAGAAGAATAAGAAGCAGTCGCACCGGCAGGTGTAGACGCGCCCTGGCCACCCATGCCGGAAAGCATGGGATTCAAGCCAGCCTTACGCAAATCTTCAATCTCACGCTGGTGAGCAGTAGAAGACATTTTTTCTTGCCAATCGCGAGTTTTTTGTGCTTCCTGCGATTGCCACTGCATTTGCTCACGCGAAAGTGCAGCCTGGGCATTAGCCGATTTATTACCCGACCATATACCAAGAGCAGCACCGGCAACCGACGATAACCAACTCATATACCATCAACTCCTTTTAGAAGTGATCAAGCATGCCAGGGACGCCGTAAACCGGCATCGGGCGAGCACATTTTAAATCTAAATACACATCAAGATAAAACTGCGGTTCAGACTGTACCGCACTAATACGCTTAATAGCTTGGTAGCTGGCCTGGTCTTGGATAAATTCACCATTGAGAGCGGGAAGCGCATCGAATTTTTGCGCAAAATGCCATACATCCGTACTCTGTGCATATGTCGAGCGCATCTTGCCGGTAATGATAGAAGGATGATAACGGCATTCAGCATAACGTTCTTGGTAACCAAAAACCTGGTTGTCGCTCTCAGTACCCTGCGCGTAAATCTCCTTGTTAAGAATAGCCTGTTCGCCGAGATGAGCAAAAGTGGGCCAATAAAATTCTTCACGAGTTTGTCTAAGCCATGTCTTATTGATACCTTGCTGATAACTCAAATCAGTGCGAATATTGCACAAACCAATCACAATGCCGTGCTCTGTAAAAGATTTATTAAATCCGTGGACGCGCGTGCTCATCAAAGCATACGCAGATAAGTTACCTTGCGGAGAAGTAGTGTCGGTAGACGAAGTCTGCTGCACGGGATTGAACATAATCGGGGTTGAATCACCGCCGAGGTATTCGCTGCGCTGTAAACGAGCATCCGGCGAAATAATACCGAAATGGGAGCGAATAATTTCAGTGTATCGGGTACCACCACGAGCATCTTTTTCATAAAATCGTTGAAGCGCAAAAGCAGAACGTAAGCTATTGATTGTAATTGCCGTTGCACTTGACAAATCAACCACCGCTTTTGACGCATCAGCTGTAGCATGAGAAGCATCAGCAGTGCCATTTGCAACAGACATATCAAGATATGCTCTTGGTTGAAATTGAATACCACCAGTAGTATAAACAGCAGAAACAGAAGGTTCAGAATCATGGTTAGTAAGTGAGAGAAGACGGGGACCATCGCCAGTCCACTCAGAAGGGCGATTAATAGTAACAGCTCCAGTAACCGGAAGCAAGCCGGAAACCGGAAGCGAGCCGGAAACAGAAGCGGTTTGACCAAGAGGTAATTCTACGCCGGGACCTTTTTGCGGCCAAGGAAGCGCACTTGTGAAATAATCATGACGCTTGCCGCGATAGAAACACTGTGCCGTTGTAGCATCCTGCGTAGCATCGCCGCCATAAGCGTCGTCTTCAGAAGATGTCGAAGAAAGCGGCGCGCCAGTCTGGATAGACACAGCGTTTTGAAGATTTTCGTCACGGAACCAATCATTGTAAATCTTCCAATATGCTCTGAAAGGGAAAGCAGAAACCGAAAGCTTATTTTTTACATCGGTCGGGAAACCGAAATAGTCCCAAAGCGTCTGAACCTGCGCATTGGTGGCCGTCATCTGCGGTACTTCGTACTCTGTACTTTGATAGCCGGCAAGCGGATTTTCGCCGTTAAACTCCTTCCAGTGCTTCCAAAGAAGACGATACGGAACGAAAAAGAAAAAAGTATCCATATAAGCATTATCCATAGCCGGAACGATGGGCGTGGCCATACGACCGAAAAGCGTCGCCTTGCAGTTAAAGGTGTCGCCAGGATAAACTTCATCAATATAAAACGGAACAAGCCGGCCTGCATCCAGTGTAGTTTTTACTGTATGTGAGCGCTTGAAAGAAGACCGGGGAACTTGATTCTGAGGGCTTATAGCAAAACTGTGCTGAGTAGCTCTTTTTGACATTTTTATGCATCTCCTAACATCTACATTTAGTGCACCAATCTTACATTGGTGTCAGTCGTACCAGTTACATCAAGTAGAACTGGTACGACCTGAAAACGAAAGTGGCAACCATGCGGTTTTTCAGCTTTTCTGAGAAAAAGTGACATTTATTGAGAAAATGCTTATTCATTGGCACTATCGCCTGCATTATTATCCGTATTTTCCGTATGATTATCAGACTTAATAACGGTCTTTGTAGCAAGACCCATGGCCACAAGCTCATCCAAATTTTCCGGATTGTCAGCAAATTCCAAAAAAGCAGCAGGGTCGTAATTAAAACGCTTGCGAACCTCCAATGGCAAATTGTCAAAGTTATTTTTAGCCTCTATCATGCGATTGTACATCTCCTGCGCATTATCCGGCAGCGATGCAAAATCACCGAAAACAGGCTGCGCAGGCTGACCATCACCATGGAACGTAGGCATCACGCCAGAAGAATCGTACATTGAAACGATATAATTGATATCTGCTTCGTCCTTAAACTGCTGCTGCGTCATAGAAAGAACGGAAGATTTCCAACCTTCCCGAACGCCGGCATTATATCTAGAGCGTATCTCCATCAGCATCGCTCCTTTCGACATTAGCGTACTGTAAGGCATGACTAACAAAATTAGGCATATCATACGGCTTAAGGATGCCTTTTTCATCATCAAACTCACCTAAACAATACAAGTGGAAATCGCCGAGGTGCTGACTAACAAGACTCCGACTATCATTACACAAATCACTAAAAGAACGGCTAGCAACCAGGTCATTCTGGGCAAAGTACGGCGTATTAAAGCACTGTGCCTTATCATCCAAGATTGAATAAACTTTAAGCATTTCGTAACAACTCCTTTTAAAATATTAAGCATAAAATCAAAAACAGCAGTAACAATAACGGTCAAAATACGTACAAGAATAGTAACTTGAAATCACTCCTTTCCGAGAGGGAGTGTTGCTTGGATTAAACAGAAAGGGATCGCTCGTTTTTTTGATCTAAAAAAAATGCCCTCTCGTTAGTACAACAGTACCATACGGGGGGGGCAAAATGTCAAATGACATTTACTCGTACATATCTACATCGTCATGCAGCTGGCGCACAAGTTTAGTTAGTTTGCGAGCTTTTAACCGCTCTTGGATCTGAGCAATTTCATACTCTTCCGTTGTCATTGACTCGTCACGACGATACTTGTCTTGGCGGGCATTTTTGACTTTCTCATACAAATCAGGATCGTCCTTTTCTAACAAGGAATCATAATACGCAGGCGGCTTACAAGTCACACCGTCACGGACGACAATAAAGTCATTTGGATAAACCTGGCTTTTATACTTTTCGTACCAATCATGACCGAGACCTGGCATACGCGACATCAAGACAAACGGCTGCAAAGATTCGTCAACATCATCACCTTTTTGCTTTTTCATCACATAGCGAGCGACATAAGCGCACGACTCAAACGTAACGCTGCCGATCAGGCTGAATCCGTAGGGCCACAACTTCTCCAGCGTAGGACTACGATAATACTGGAAACCGTGCTTAACTGTATGGATCATTAAATCCGGGAATCGCAAGCCAAAAATAACTGCATGATAGTGTGGTCTTTTAAACTTGTGGCCGTATTCACCGCAAGCAAAAAAGCGAAGACCGCTGCCAAACCGTTTTCGAAGACGTTTCATGAACTTTTGAAAAACATCTTTATGAATTTTACCATCTTCCGGCAAATGTTCGGGACTATATGTAAGAGTGAGGAAGGATCCAACACGACCGGCCATTTCAAACTCATGTACACAACGCATGGCCCACTGCCGGCTATACTCAAGCCGGCAGCCAACGCACTGACCACACGGAACGTAAATCGTCTCCGGAAGCCGACCAAGCGGACGCCAAGCATTACCATAATTCGCCGTCAAAGAGCGTTTACCGGTTTCTTTATTCACATCCTTACTATACCACATCGGAATGGGATGATAACATGGCATGACAAATCAACTCCGAAAAAAATCGAAACTAACATTACATTCTAAAACCACCGCGCATGGGGATGGGGCGCTTATTTTTCGGATTAACTTTCATTCCGCGACGGAAGTTTTTATTACTCTTTTTTTTACTCATTTTTTGTCGTTTCATACAACATCAACTCCTTATAAAAAAACATCCAATATACTAATCACTAAGGAGACAACTAAAATGGCTAGTACAAGCCAACAAAACAACGCGACCGGAGTACCAACTTTCAT